AGACCTATTCTATCCATCGCCTCAGAAATAGTTAACTGATTAAAATTAGGATAATACTTACTTACAGAAATACAGTTGTCGTCACCACCGGCAACAACATCTACATTATCTTTAAAATCAGCAATATCATTTCCCAGTATAATCCAACACATTCTAATAGCAATGTTGTTATAAATGGTATTTACGATAATAGTAAGATAAAAACCTGATGGGATCGAGCAATCCCACTCATAGACATAGTTTTTGTATAAGTGTCTAGAATTGACTACCTCTGCCCACAACATCTTTCTGATGTTAGTTTCTTCTTCTGTACCATCGTACCAGGTATTAATCATTTCCAAAATGATATTCAAAATCGCGGGTAACAAAGAAGCATCGAATTTTGAAAAATCTCCTGCTACAATATGTTTCAGTCTACCGGCAGATAGTCGCAAAAGTCTGCGAGCTAATCTATCCCAATCTTTTGAATAAGGATTTATACCAACAGCTGAACCCAGGTTTAAGTTATGTTCCATAAACCAGTCTACAAAGTGTCCGAAATACATACGGAATAAAATAAGTAAAAGGAAAGGACTACCTGAAAACAAGCGTGTCTTTTCTTCTTCCGCTTTCTTTTTGGGTCTTCTTTCACACTTGAGATTATCCACGTAAAAGAAAGTAGGTCTATGCCTTTTTCTATACATGGCTAGTAACTCTTCAATTGCTTCACCTATATTTTCAGAAACACTTTCAAACTCCTTGCTATCTATTCCTTCCATCATTTTGGCTGAAAAATAAGCTTTCTTATAATTAGGACAATTAGACATGCACATAGGGTATCCAGCTGAAGTAGAAGAAGCTATACCACTACAATTGTAAAATGGTTCAATAGCAACTTTCCAAGGTAAAACCCCTTTTTCACGTAAGTGATAAGGCCTTGAGTTCCACTCCTTCACGTAATTTGCCGAAGCTTGCCGCAAAAGATGTTCCGGAATACCAATAATGCTTCTCTTATAATGAGAGAGAGCCATTTGATAAGGATCGAAATAGCCTTTGCTATTTTCGAAAGGAGCTATCTTCGCTGGCATCATTTTTGGTCTCGAAAAAGCGCACGGTACGTTTTTAAGATATCTAGAAATAGCAGAGAGAGTTATGTCAATTTTGTAAGATGCTGTAGGAGCTTGCTCCACAATTTGACTAACTACATGTCCGGACTGAACGACAATAGGATCGATATCTTTTGCTTTAGCTATAGTTTCATCTTGGAAAACAGGTTCATTTTCACCAAGAATGGTTAAAACATCATCAACCTCTTCTTGGAGAAGGGTGACTGCATAGCCTTCACTACTGTTTCCAGCACAGTGAAATCCTATTATCCTTCGAGGACCATAGTCATTCGTGTCCGCAAAAACTATTCCTCCACAGTCTCCATCTTGAAAACTGCCACTATACTTTAACATTCTATTTACCGTATAATGTCTATATTCAGAGGACCAGTTCACTGCAATCTTTGGTGTACCCTCGGTAAGGACTTGAGCGTCTATTTTCTGAACGATCATAACTTTTGTGGGAGCATTTCCAGAATCAGAAAATTTATCAAGATGAGTTGTAATAAATGTACTTTTAATATTCCTTGCTCTCTGCATTTTCGACAGATCATTCAGCGTGGGCAAGAACCTATAGGCCCCTGCACTCGTTAAAGGAACATTTGTATTAATAAATAAAACGATATCATTGTTAAATAAATTCTCATTAGTAAAAATTCCCATCAAAAAGAGTCCTATATCGAACTGATAGACTCTGCTATTATCAGAAGAAACTAGCAAGATAAGACTGTTCACCTCATTATTCTTACGCATACTCTCCTTATAATACTCATCAAGTTGAATCTGGAAATGAGCATTCATTGAAAATATTCGAGACTTGAGGTGCAAAACTTGACCATATTTAGTGGTTTCAAATTTTGTACCTGCATTATTATAGTCCAATCTGTACAAAGTATAAACATACTTGTTCATTGTAACTTTCATAACGTCTTTTTCATTCATATCTGCTGCATAATAATCCATATCTACGGGAGGTAAAATCGGAACAGTAAACTTCCTTGGACCTTGAGCTCTAATCTCATCAGGTTTCATAAGTTTGGCTGTTTGCTTGAGCTTAACAACCGTTCTAGGGCCCCTTGATGTAGCATCAGTTCTTACGTGGGCAGACTGGGTTTCTGCTTTCACAGAAGCTGAGAACCAGTCCTCAATACAATCATAGAGACGCTTGACCGCTTCAGTTATGCCTACTATAAGAAAACCAACAATAGAAATAGCACCTAAGCCTACAACAATTTTCCCTAACATATTACTACGTTTAAAGAAACCTTGTAAACTTATAACTTTTCTCTTAAGGTTCCTAATAGCTTTATTCCACACAGTTGGAACAAAGAAGTATTTCTGAGTCAATACTTCAAATCTGTTTGCTCCAGCCCAAGCTAAATAAATCTCGACAACATTGAACCACTCCAATGCGGTTCCAGGTCCATCAGGAAAGAAAGCTGTTCTTACATATTCATCATCAAAAATATT